AAAGGCAAACGCCCAAAAAAAGTCTGCCCCGAGTGCGGGGAACCAATGGATGAGAACCATTCCCCCCATGATGACACCACCTATCGTGCAGAGATGATGGACAAGGGTTTGGCTAGATGATCTATTGGGAAGCGTGTAAAGAAATGCAGAAGAATAACAATGGTGATCCATTTCACCATGAAGATGTAGTTAAATATCTTGAAGCACATGAATCCGATATAGCATGGGAGATAAATGATTTTGGCGAACTTCGTCTAGCGTTTATAGCCTTAGTTGGGAGAAAACCAGAGAAATGAACCAGCAAGAACTGCTGGAGGCGATGGCTTATCACCAGAAATACAATAAGCTGGCGTTTTATGATCCCTACCCGTTTCAAAAAGAGTTTCATTCAGCACATGGATTAAAAACCGATAGTGTAGCCTCACAAGTCGGGTTGATCTGTGCTAACCAGATTGGAAAGACAACAGCAGGGGCGGCTGAGGCTGCGTATCACGCGCTCGGTGAGTACCCTGACTGGTGGGAAGGGGTGCGGTATGAATGCCCTGTAATCATCCTGTGCTGCGGTGTATCCAACGATTCCACCAAGCGTATTATCCAGATGGAGCTTCTTGGGGGCATAAAAGGAACCTCGGATTGGGGTACTGGCATGATCCCCCTGAAAGACCTTGGAGAAGCGACAAGGAAAGCGGGAGTCCCGGATGCGTATGAGTCCGTTATCGTAAAGGGAAAATATGGCCTCTCAAAAATATGGTTGATGGCCTATGAACAGGGCTGGAAGAAGTTTCAGGGTGTCCGGTTTCACTTTGGCTGGCCTGATGAAGAACCACCCGAAGATATTTGGTCACAAATGCTGCGCGGTACGATCTCCCAGACAGATTCAAGAATGGCAATGACCATGACCCCTGAAGAGGGCATGACAAAAGTCGTTATGAGCTTTATGAACGAGCTAAAGGAAGGCCAAGCTCTTGTTCAGGCTACATGGGACGATGCCACGCACAATGACGACACGAAAATGCACAAAAAGGGTGATACCCACCTGACAGACGCTAAAAAGCGTCAGATTTTAGAAGCCCTTCCAGAATGGCAGCGGGATATGCGCAGCAAAGGTATTCCGTTGATGGGGTCTGGTCTGGTATGGCCTATTGCTGAAGAAGATATTAAGTGTGAGCCAGTTAAGCTTGAACGCTGGTGGCCGCGCATTTGCGGGATTGATTTCGGTTCAGATCATCCGTTTGCCGGTGTTTGGTTGGCATGGGACAGGGATTTGGATATTGTCTACGTCTATGACTGCTTCAGACAGAGAAGAAAGCTTATTTCAGAAAATGCCGCAGAAATACGCAGGCGTGAGCAGTGGATACCCGTTATATGGCCGCATGATGGAAACCAGGCTGATCCTAAAAGCTCCAATACCTATGCAGACCTCTACCGACAGGAAGGGGTAAATATGTGGTACGAGTCCTTTACTAACCCGCCGAGGGCTGGACAAAAGAAGGGCGATATTGGCGTAGATGCGGGGCTTGATGAGATATTTGAAAGAATGTCTACAGGACGGTTCAAGGTATTTAATCATTTGACCGACTGGTTTGAAGAATTCCGCATGTACCACAGAAAGGATGGGAAGGTGGTTCCATTGAAAGACGATCTTATGTCTGCAACACGCTATGCCACAATGAGCTTGCGCCATGCGAGAACACAGACTTCTAACTACGGTGGAAAGATCAAAGTTTCACACAAGGGCATTGTATGAACATTAACGCCAAGCTAAAGATTCTTGAAGAAAGAATACTGCAACTCCAGAAAGAAATGGAAGAAAGAGAAAAAAGAATTCAGGAATATGATAAAAAGCCAAAATCAAAATTAAATATTTTCAGGAAGAGGGATTAGAGCATGGGTAGACGGGTAGAGTTAACAAATAGCCAAATATCAAATATGCGAGCAAACCAGATGCGCCGTTGCAGCAAGATATTGACTCGCGTTGCCAAGTTTGCGAATGGCGAACTGGAAAATGGCGAACCTGTTTCCATGTCGGCAGCGCAGTTACGAGCAGCCGCACTGATAAAAGATACTTGCCTGCCTGCCATGCAAGCCAGCACTATCGAGGATGTAACGCCAGCTTATGTGGATAGCAACCCTATTGAGTTACAGGCGCAGTACATGGAAATGGTAAAAGACACCCTTGCGCAGCTCCCTGAAGATGAGCGCAAGCGATTGCTATTGGAAACTGATAGTCACTAACAGGAGAAAGAAATGAGCAAGCCAAGTGGAGAAAGCCGTCACATCACTAAAGACGTTACTTATACTGATGCACCAAAGAACCTGAAAGACACCAGCATTCCTCCGTGTAAAGAAAAGAAAACTTCCGGTATTGAAGCCATCATAAATACAAAGAAATCAAAGATGCCAGTTTATGTCTAAAAAAATGACGGAAGACGAACTTGTTGGGCTTGTTCGCAACGAGCTTGACTCCACGCAGTACATAACAAAGCTCTCAGAGCAGCGTGAGAAGTCGATTGAGTATTACTATGGCGAACCCTTTGGCAATGAAGAGGCGGGGCAGTCACAGGTAGTCTCAACTGATGTTCAGGAGACAATTGAGTGGATCATGCCATCACTCATGCGAATCTTTACGTCTACCAACAAGGCGGTAATGTTTGAACCAACCGATCCTAACGATGAGGATGCGGCGAAGCAAGAAACAGATATGGTTAACCATGCGTTCTATAAAGAAAACAATGGTTTCCTTATTATGTATTCGTTTGTGAAAGACGCACTGCTGATGAAGAACGGCATTGTTAAGTTCTGGTGGGATGACTCAGAAGAAAAAAGCAAGGAAACCTATACCGGTCTTACTGATAACGAACTTGCTATATTACTCAGCGATGAAAATATTGAGCCGATAGAGCATACAGATAACGGGGAATTCAACGATATAACTGTAATGCGCACCAACTCAACTGGTCGCGTACAGATAACACCCGTCCCACCTGAAGAGTTTGTTATATCAAGTGATGCAACCTCACCAGACCCAAGTAAGGCACGGATGGTTGCTCATAAAACGGTAAAGATGCGCTCTGACCTTGTAGCAATGGGCATGAAGCGGTCTTTTGTTGATGAACTTCCAATAGAAGGCTCAAATACATACGAATACCCTGAAAAAGAAGCCAGAGACAATCTGGATGAGTTGGAAGAATATAATAATCACGTATCAACTGATTGGGTACGTTATGAAGAAGTATATATTAGGGTAGATTATGACGGTGACGGTCTTGCAGAGCTTCGGCAGGTAACACTTGCTGGAGGCAAAATTGCTCAGTACAAAGATCGGACAAAGGGAAATATAGAAGTTGACGCTATCCCGTTTGCCTCTATTACCCCGATTATCCTGACACACAAGTTCTACGGTATGTCTGTTGCCGACACGGTGATGGATTTACAGTTAATCAAGTCAACCCTGTTGCGGGGTATGCTGAACAATACCTACCAGATCAATAATCCAAGAACAGCCGTACAAAATGGCATGGTTAATCTTGATGACCTGCTAACTAATGATCCTGGTGGCGTTGTACGGACAGACGGTATCCCATCTCAAACAATTATGGCTATGCCTGTATCTGCTCTTCCACAGCAGACATTTGAAGTTATGCAGGAAATGGAGCGTATTCGTAAAGACCGCACAGGCGTTGGTCAGGATACGATGGGGCTTGAAAGCAATGTTCTTGCTCATGGCAAGACAGGCGTTGTTGACCAATCCTTTGATATGGCACGTATGCGTATCGAATTGATTGCGCGGGTAATGGCAGAAACGGGCATTACACAGATGTTTCTTGGTATCCACAGGCTCTTGCAGCAGAATCAGGACAAGCCGAAGTGGATGAAAATTCGCGGTGAATGGATTGAGGTTGATCCTTCAGAGTGGAAGACGCGATCCAACATGACAGTCAATGTCGGTTTAGGTACGGGCAACAAGGACAGGCAGGTAAGGACGCTTGGTACAATCCTTGAGCTACAACAGCAAATGGCCGTCCCGCCAGCGAATATCCATAACACGCTTACCCGTCTTGTCGAATCAGGCGGCTATAAGAGCGTTGAAGAGTTCTTCCCTGACCCTGCTAACAATCCACCTCCTGAACCCAAGCAAGACCCGCAGGAGAAGCTGATAGAGGCACAGATTAAGCTGGCTGAACAAGACGTATTGGTAAGGCAGTCAGAAATGGAAACAAACCGTCAGGAAGCTATCTGGAAACATCAGGAAAATGACAAAAAGATAACCCTCACAGATCAGACAAACCGATACAAGATAGAACTTGAATATCGGCGCAATGTTCCTGGAGGTCTTGAAGTCGTATGAAATCTGAAATAGCAACAAGGTTATTGAATGATCCAGAGTTAAAAGAATCAATGTCACTCCTTAGAAACAAATACAGGAGTGAGTTTGAAAACGCAGACCCATCCGATAAGGACGGTCTACAACAGATACGGCTCAGGTTTGACTTGATCCGTGATTTTTATTCCGAACTTCAGAAAGTCGTTAATGATGGACTGATGGAGAGAAGGAAGGAGAGGTAAATGAGTACCGATACTATCCGTGAGGACGTTTCAGTTTTAAATGTAAACCAGGCAGCAGATAAGATTCTTGCAATGGACGCTCCAGAGCCATCCGATGATGCAGAGTCTACCGAGGAAACTCCAGAGGAAGAATTAGAGGAAACCGAAGAATCCGACGAGTTGGAAAACTCAGAGGAAACCGAGGAATCTGACGACGAACCCGCTGAAGAAACCGAGGAATCTGATTCACCAGAAAGTGACGAAGTTGCGTCTTACACAGCCGACATGACGGAATCTTTGAAAGAAGGTCGTGAACACTACGACAAAATCAAGGTTCCTATCAAAGTCAATGGCGTTGAGAGTGAGGCTACATTAACGGAGCTTGTACGGGATTTTCAGCTAAACGGAAATCTGGATCAGAAGACGAAAAGTCTTGCTAGTGAGAAAGCGGCGCTTGATGAAGAAATATCAACGCAGCGTGTCAAATATAGCGAGGCACTTAGCAATGCCGCAAGCCTTGTTAATCAATTAGAACAGCAGTTAATTCAGTCAACAGAAG